CTCTAAAAGTATCATAATCTTTATGACTTATTTTAGGGTCATATTCACTCATTGTTTAACCTCTCAAAACAGCTTTTACACATAATCAATGGGATTATACAGTTTCCATTATTACGGCATTTATTCACTTTTTCGGCGGTAGTGGGCACCGCTTGAATTTGTCTTAAACTCATATTTGGTTAAAGGGCTTAGTATATATGTACTTCTCATGCCCAAAATACTTAACAAAATAAAAAGAACTACTATAAGATAAATGGATCAAATACTAGATTTCAAGATTAATTAAAATCCTCCAGGCCTATAATAATTTTGAATTGATCAATCAAAAAATAAAAAAATAAAAGTACATTGCGCACCAATCCTAAAAGGTTTTTTTCGCGTATGGGCAGGGATCCATTATTTGCTTTTGACATTATGCCACATTTCCAAATTGACAGGATGGGGGTTTGACGTTGAGGGGGTGCCACCCTTTTGGGGACTACCTTCGTCTATAAATTGTATCAAAATTTGCTACGGGGGGTTACCTCTGTCTTAATTTTTTTTTTGGATCAGATGCGCTATGAGAAGGATATATATACGGGAGGCTGCTGTGTAGTTATGCCTTGGGCAAAGAATAAAGAGAAACCGAAGTCGTACTTGATTACTCCAGGAAGGGATGATGCAAGGAACGAGCTTTGGGATGAGTTAGATATGATCTGCAAGAAGAATGAGACAACGTTTGCTGATGAGATATGGGATGCGATATGGATGCATGTGGAGAGGAGTAAGCGTAATGGCTAAGGGTAGGATGAACCGCAAGTACTCTCTTGCAGACAGGCAAGTAGCGTTTAAATTTTACTTGAAGGGTATGAATACAAGAGATGTGGCTAGGGAGATGAATAAGCAGGGGTCCTTTGATCCGCCTATGGCACATACGACTGTTGATCGTTGGGCTAAAAAATATGGTTGGGATGAGGAGCGTAGCACTTTGGAGCACGAGGTTATGACAGAGACAATGGCAGATGCTAAGCTTGATATGAAGAATATGATAGGTGAGGTAGAGGAGGTACGTCAGGAGTTTTTAGAGAGGATGCGAGGCAAGCATGGTGCGGACATAAGGGCGCACGAGTTTGCTACGTTGACTAAGATGCAGGAGCAGTGGGTAGAGAATGAGAAGGAAAAGGAGGAGTTGATTGAGCATGTTACTGGTTGCATTAAGAAGGCATTAGATGAGACAATAGAGGACAACATGCTACGGCAGAATTTTTTGTTGCGCTACATTAAGCTACTGAGGGGTGAAGAATGACGGCGGACGAGGCACAGAACTACGGTAAGAAGTACGGTAGGGTGTGGACGAGTGAGGATCTTAAGATGAAGATACGCAAGGTAGAGGTGTTAAATTTTGCGAAGCGCAAGAAGGCAGGGTTGGTTGATGATATACATGACAAGGATTGGGGTCCTATTGGTGATGCTAGTTTGAAGGATTACTTGACAGGTTATCATGCGGCTATGGATGATCTGCATATTTGGGTAATGGGACAGTACGAGGCTAAAGATGGCAAATAGTTTACATGCTTGGGTAGTTCAGTTGAATGAGTTGATTGAGCATGCGATCAAGATTCGTAATGAGAATGTAATGGATTATAAGGACAAGGAGCTAGAGGCGTTTGAGACGGGCTTGAATATATTTACGTTGTTGATGAAGGAGATGTTGAAGGATATGCTAGGAGAGTCAGATGTGGAGGTGTAAGGCGTGTGGCATGGTTATAACGCCAATAGATGTAGAGGATCATGGTGGTTTTTGCCAGGAGTGTCGCAATGAATGAAAGTATAGACGATTTTGTAGATGGCAGTGGTTTGGTAGAATGTGAAGGTTGTGGTGAGGTAGTAGAAACTATAGACATAGACAAGTGCCCATATTGTAAATATAATCCGCATGGTGATATATGAATACTTTTTTAGCGATATTTTTGATGTTTGTATTTTTTGTATCTGGTTTTTGGTTAGGGGTACAATCGTATAGGGATTTATTAAGAAAGAAGTTATGAGGAAGCGACATGCAGCGAGTGAGACAACAAAAATGACATTATGTGGATATGAGTGTACAGAGCAAGAGTATAGGAAAATGCGGGGCCGCAGGGCGGCCTTGATAACATGCAAGCATTGTTTGCAGTTGATGGGTGGCGCATGAAGTGGCGTTTTAGCTGCCACAGTTGTGGTGAAATTTATGAGATACAGCATAGGCAGTTGCACAAGACTGTGTTTTACACGCCTGAAAGAAAGGGGCGGCCTACGTTAGGTTGTGTGAAGTGTAGTACAAAAGTAGTAGGAGATTTGATCGGTGGTCGCAAGTAGTATACAGAAAAAGAGGAATGAGGTAAGCAGGTTATTGCGTATGTCAAACAGGCACAGGAACGTAATGAGGTGGAGTGAGCATGAAACTATAGAACATGTAAGTAGGAAGTTTGAGATTTGTTTTCAGTTAAAGAAGTGGGGTCATGAGTTTTACACTGAGGCGATATTTGAGCCGTCAGGATTGCGTGCAGATGTTATAGATGCTGACACAGGTATAGTTTATGAGGTGTATCAGACAGAGAGTATGGACAGTTTAAAGAAGAAAGCTATGTTTTATCCTTTAGAAGTAAGGTTTGTAAGTGCTAATGAGGCCCCTTTTACGGAGAAGATGTTGTTATGAATGTGCTAGTGGCTTGCGAATTTAGTGGCGTAGTGCGAGATGCTTTTATAGCTAAAGGACATAATGCAGTAAGCTGCGATTTGTTATCTACTGATGTAAAAGGGCCGCATATCAAAGACGATGTAAGAAAATATTTGAATTATAATTGGGATCTAATGATTGCACATCCTCCGTGCACACACTTAGCGGTTTCAGGAGCTAGATGGTTTAAAGATAAACAATATGAACAAAAAGAAGCGTTAGAATTTGTAAGAACTTTATTAAATGCCCCAATCGACAAAATAGCCTTAGAAAATCCAATTTCAGTAATAAGCACAAAAATACGTAAACCTGATCAAATAGTTCAGCCTTGGATGTTTGGTCACGGTGAGACTAAAGCTACGTGTTTTTGGTTAAAGAATTTACCTCAACTACAACCTACTAATGTTGTAGAAGGGCGTGAAAATCGTGTACACAAGATGCCACCTTCAAAAGATCGTTGGAAAAAACGCAGTATAACTTATTTAGGTATAGCTAAAGCTATGGCGGAGCAATGGGCATGATTCGCATAATACGAGAGGGTGTGGTAGTTTATGAAAGCGAAAGTTTGTATGACATAGCAGATTGGCTATATTATGAAGAACAAGGTGTAAAAGAAATGATAGTAACAGTAAATGAGGCGGCTAATGACAAGACCAAAACTAATAAACGGTGATGTACGACAGGTTCTTAGTGAATTAGAGCCTGAGAGCGTTCAATGTGTTGTAACGTCACCACCTTATTGGGGTATGCGAGATTATGGTACCGATGGGCAGCTAGGTTTAGAAGGCACTCCTGGGAAGTTTGTAGAAAATATGGTAGAAGTGTTTAGAGAAATAAAAAGACTTCTTAGAAAAGATGGAACAGTATGGATTAATTTAGGAGACACTTACGGGAAGCAAGTAGGAAAAGGGTTTAACACACATGAAGAAGATGGAACAGGCAATAGAGTTACAGAAATGCAAAAAAAACACGGTGACATTAAAGTAAAAACGGGTTTGCCTGACAAGAGTTTAGTAGGGATCCCTTGGCGAGTAGCACTTGCGTTACAAACAGATGGTTGGATTCTTAGATCAGATATAATTTGGCACAAGCCAAATCCAATGCCTGAGTCAGTTAAAGATAGGCCGACAAAATCTCATGAGTACATTTTTCTACTTACAAAGTCTAAAAAATATTTTTACGATTGTGAGGCAATAAAAGAATTTTCAGCAATAGATGGTCGTGCTAAAAACAAACGAACAGTTTGGTCAATTCCTACACAAGCTTATCCAGAGGCTCATTTTGCTACATTTCCAGAAGAGATACCTGAATTATGTATAAAGGCAGGAACAAAAACAGGGGATTTAGTTTTAGATCCGTTTGTGGGGTCTGGTACTACATGTGCTGTAGCGTCTAGGTTAGGTAGAGAAAGTCTTGGTATAGAACTAAACAAGGAATATTTTAAATTGGCCCGTAAAAGATGTAAGGTAGATAGCGAGAGTTTGTATAAATATGTATAAAGCGGATCAAAACGACATAACTAGGTTAGTTTCTAGCGCTTTGGATTTAGCATCAGAGAAGCCACTTACGATGGGAGAGTTTGCAGAATCTATTTTACAGAGCTATATGGATCAGGAGCCTACAGACTTTGTACCTCTTGGCGATATGCATAGAGAGTGGGAAGAGTTGTTTAACAAGGGCACACACACAGCCATAATGTGCGCTAGAGGTCATTTAAAGACTAGCTGGAGCCTTGCTGTACTTGCTTACCACATGGCGACTTTCAAGAACTTTAGAGCGCTTTATATTTCAGCGACATTGGAACAGGCGTGGGACAAGTTAGAACAGTTTGAAGAGTTGTGTAAACGATCTTGGAGGCTTGAAGGTTATGTAAGATCTACAGATGACAGGAAAGCAGTATGGCGTAAAGGTGCAAAGTATTTCAATAACGGATCTAGGGTTCATGCAGCAAGTATTGGTAAGGCATTGGAAGGTCCTCACGTTCACATGATTATTCTGGACGATGTTTTGCAGGAGTTTCCAAATCTTAGTGACGAGAAAGTTATACATTACATTCGTAGAGTTGTGATGCCAATGAGGCTTCCTGAAGCTAAGATGTTGCTTATAGGAACACAGAAGAGGGTAGGAGATGCAACAGATTGGGTAGAGCAAAACAAGATGTGGGACACAGTAAGACATCCTGCTTTACTTAACGATGATACTCCTAGGTGGCCTGAGTATTGGACTTATGACAGGTTGATGGATGAGAAAGAAACAATGGGGTCCAGAGCTTTTGAGTCAGAGTATATGTTAAATCCATTAGATCCTGAGAGTGCAGTTATACCTTACGAGATACTCAATGCTTGTTTGGACAAGGGATTAGAGATGGGCACTGCGCCAGCTAATGAGGATTGGGATACTTACATGGGTGTTGATCTTGCGGTAGGTATGGACAGTAAGAATGACGAGACTGCGTATGTGATTATGGGATATAACAAGAACACACAAGAGCGTAGAGTATTGTATGCTTGGTCAGGTAAGATATATGCAAAGGGACAGGGTTGGCTAGAGGCCCAGGTAGTTAGTATGAAAGAGTTAGCAGAGCGTTTTAATCCAAGTAAGATTATGGTAGAATCTAATGGTTATCAAAGGCTTGTGGTACATGCAGCAGCAGACTTGGCTGGGTTGCCAGTAGTAGGACACAATACAGGAAGGGAGAAGCACAGGCATGATGTTGGGATTCCACTTATAGCACTTAAGATGGAGCAAGAGAAGTACGCTATACCTTGGAATAAAGAAGCGACAGAAGGCAGTAGGCCAGGAACACGTAAGTTAGTAGATGGATTGAGTAGGCTTATTTACGGTAAGAATGGTAGGCTTGAGGGTCACACTCCTGATGCAGTAATGGCGTTGTGGATGTGTGAGTTAGCAATACACGATGATCACAAGCGGAAATTAAATTACACAAAGTGGGATTACTTTGCTTAAGCAGTAAGTATAAATATCCGTATATATACTGTCGTTCCCATATACATATGGGTAGAACTCGATTAGAATTATTTGGAATCACTAACGAAACTAAGAAGAAAGTTCAGATTATAGCCAAAGAAAAAAACATGAGTACAGCACGATTATTAGAGCCAGTATTGAGAAAATACGTTGAAGAGCCTAACAATAAAAGAATCATATATAGACACGGTAGTCGGCAATGAAATACACTGTACCTAGCGGTGTAAAAAAGGAGGCTATGCTAGGTCGAAAGTTGTACAAAGAGTTTGGCTATGGTGGCGGTTCTGTAACTGCTATGATTAATAAGATGTTGATAAACAAAACTGAAGTCACTCACCCTATTGCAATTAAGATACACACTTACTACAGGAGACATGAGAAAGTAGATCCACAAGGTAAGAATTTTGACAATAAGAAACGTCCTAGTAAAGGCTACATAATGTGGAAACGAATGGGTGGCGATGCAGGACATTCGTGGTCACGTAAACTAAAAAGGAGCATAGACTCCGTAAACAAAGATAAACTTAAAAAGATAAACGCTAGATTGGAGAAGATAACAAGTGGGCTTACTCGATAGATTCCGTAGCAAACCTGCTCCAATTAGGAAGTCAGGAATACAAGATTACTTAGAAAAGAATATGATTAAGGATGCACGAACTCCAGTGTATTCTGGTGTAAGTACTGATCTTGCATACAAGGAGGCTATTTTACCTCCAGTCGATCAAAACTATTTGGAAATTCTAGCAGACAGGTATTCACACTTACGTACTGTAATAACTAGGATAGCTAGTCAAGCAGTAGCTAAGGAGTGGGAGTTTATAGAGTTAGGCTCAGGCAACCCAGAAGAAAAGGCTGCAATAAGCAGAGTGTTACATGATCCTACTAATGGTCATGCAGACATTACTGGTATGGAGTTTTTTAAGGCTGTCATAAGACAGCTTGAGATATTTGACGACTGTTGGGTCAGTGTTGTGTATGACAGGATGCTTAACAATGATGGCGAGACTACAGGTAAAGTAGTCAAAGAGTTATGGGTAGAAGATGCAAAGCACATGCGATTCTACGTTGATGGTTTTGGTAAGTTTATAGAGGACAAGATGTTTGATCCGTTGACCAGAGAGTTTATGTCTGGTACACACAACAAGGACACAGGCACAAAGTTAGTACCTATGGCTTACTTTTATGAGGTAGATGGTGAGCACATACCGTTTGCAAGGGACGAGATTATACAC